TTGTGAGAGAAGCTGAGGCTGACGTTTACGAATTAGCATTCACATTGCTATTTGGTATTGTGATGGTGTTTCTTGCTCTCAAAGCGAGACTTTCTATTGGCGGTGTGCTAGCTCTGGTTCCGATTGTGGGCATCGGATATGCATCAATGTACATGCGTACAGAATATATGCTGCTATATGATGCAGTCTTCCCGATTGCTGCATTGCTGCTTGTATTTGGGTCGGCTGCATTCTCGCGCGCACTAGAAGAGTTTCGCCTGAAGCAACAGATCAAGAAGCAGTTCGGTACGTATCTGTCACCAGCAATGGTTGAGAAGCTACAACAGAACCCCGATCTATTGAAGCTTGGTGGTGAGGAGCGCGAATTGTCGATCATGTTTACCGACGTGCGTGGTTTTACAGCTATATCCGAACACTACGGTAAAGATGTGCAAGGCCTGACTAAGATCATGAATCGTTACATGACTGCAATGACGGCTTCAATACTTCGCAATGAAGGCACACTTGACAAGTACATCGGCGATGCACAGATGGCATTCTGGAATGCACCACTTGATGACAAAGATCATGCGAAGAATGCAGTTAAGACTATGCTAGAGATGTTAGACAACCTAAAGGAGTTCAATGATGAAATCTCGAAAGAGGGCGTCCCGGCTTTTGGTATGGGGCTTGGTATCAATACTGGCACTGTCGTCGTTGGGAACATGGGCAGTGATCAACGCTTCGACTATACGTGCTTGGGTGATTCTGTCAACCTTGCCTCCAGACTTGAAGGACAATCTAAACCGTATGGAGTCAGCAACGTCATCGGCCCAATCACTTATCAACACATTAGAGACCAATACCTCTGCCTTGCCCTCGATACCATCGCGGTAAAGGGTAAGAAAGAAGGCGTTGACATCTATACGGTAATCGGTAAGCATGATGTTGCTTATCTAAAGGTCGATCTAGACTCGCACACAAACATGATGCTGGCCTATAGAAAGCGCAGATTTGATGATGCAATCTTTTACGCAAAGCGCCTGAAGGGTTGCTTTGGTGGTAAGATGGATGGCTATTATGAAATGTGGGTTGAGCGATGCCAAGAGCTAAAGGCAGCAAATCTACCTGAAGGCTGGGACGGTGTGTATCGGGCGACTAGCAAGTAGCTAGCCTTCGCCCGATGCTGCCGCCTTGCTATCCTCATCATGTACCTGATTAATCTTTATCTCAGCAGCCACGCGCTCACGTTCGATTGTCTTACCGCGCAGATGTAGCACGACATTGACCTTTTGCGTTAGACGTATGAGGTCATTGTCAAGCATTCGTATGCGATCAATTAGCCCGATAAGAATCGTATTTGTCTCAGATAGCACGGGCTTGATTTCTGTCGTGGCCCAGATCCACACATAATAGACAAAATAACCCATGCCGCCAGCAGCGACAATTGGAAAGCCATACTTGGCAATTAGCTCAGCAAATTCTTCCATTAGTCGCGTCTCGCATCGTTCTTGCCATCAGCACGCGCGATGCGCTCAACGTCTGGCTTTAATCCTAGGGCGTTTGATACAATCATATCGATGCGTACCACGTCATGGTTCATGGTGCGGACGCGATTATCTAATGCAGTAATGATGCCAGCCATGCCTTTGACTGAGCCAGTCACGCCAGCCAGAATGAATTTAAGCGTAAGAAAGACGAAATAGCCAGCGGCACCCGCGGCTGCAATCGGAAAGCCAACATCGGCAACCAACTTAAAGAACATATCCATGGCATTAACCCTACCATATTTCCAGATATTTAGCCATTGACATTTTCAGGCACTTGGTGTATAATCATACTTGTCAAATTGAGGTATACATATATGGCCCTCCTACCCAGCTACTTCACAACCACTCGCACATCTAAGCGCAAGCCTAAGACTAAGACAAAGGCTCAGCTTGCTGCTGCGGCAGAAACTGCGAAGCTACTGGCTAAGGTTGGCTTTCGGGGTGTGGCCAAGCCCGGTAAGGCGCCTGCTTTGGGAGCAGGAGATCGGAGGTTCGAATCCTCTCGCCCCGACCACTCTCTTCCTACGTCAGATGTGATCCCTGGTGGTGCATTTGCAAAGCGTGATATTCTGAATGACTGGCGGTGGCAAGAAGGTGCTGCCGAGTCCGAAGATGTTGTGCGTGCTATGCGCGAGAAGGCGTCACGTGTTCAGCCATTATATAACAAGGGTGGTCTGCAGGTTGCATTGCCTAGCGATGACCCTGCCACTCTCGGTTCGCGCTCTCGGAGGCTCTAATGGTTTTTCTGCAAAATCCTAGACTGGCTTGTATGTGGGCTCTGTCATGCGTTGGAGCTATCTCCATTCTTGAGAAGCTACCATTTGAGATTAGTACTTTTACAGAGATTGTTTTTGGCTTTGTTGTTGGTTGGGCTATCCTGACAACATACACTGCGGCTGTCCAAGATATTTCCTTAAATTCGATTGACAAAACCCTTGCATGGCTTGATAATAAGGGTTATATTGATCGTGAGACCATTCTTAATAAGCATGGAGTTGAAGAAGATGAATGAGAATACGTATACCAAGGAATATCTGCGCGAGCGGCTTCAGTCAGGTATCTTGCGTGTTACCTTCGACAAGGTATGGGGCGAGCGGCGTATTATGACATGCACGCTTCAGGAGCAGTATTTGCCGCCACCAATGCCGGAACAGAAGATGCGCCGTCCAGAACCTAAGGATAGCTTGGCTGTTTGGGATTTGAATGCTAATGGGTGGCGCAGCTTTCGACTAGATAAGATCATCGCAATTGAGGAGGGCGTGACGTATCCATGACTGTATTGAATGTATCTGGCCTTAAGGATTCTGCTAAGTCTCTAGGACCTGGAGCAGATGGTACCTATGCACATATCGGTGCGCGAGGTGGTACCGAAATGATGATGGATGGGCTTCGGCGCTATGTAAAGCCGGAGCTTCTTAGTGGATACAACATCATCTGTTCGCGTGTGCGCGAACTGCATCCGACTAAGAAGAATATTCTGTGGTTGCATGACACGTGGGATGATCCTGAGTCGGAGCATCTTGCAGATGAGAAGGCGCGCAAGCGTTTCGCAAAGTTGGTGTTCGTATCAAACTATCAGCAAGCAACCTACAATGTTGGGCTTGGTATACCACATTCTGATGGTGTTGTACTACAGAATGCGATTGATCCGATTCCACAACATGAGAAGTCCAAGGAAGGTCCGCTGCGTCTGATCTATCACACGACACCGCATCGTGGGCTTGAGCTTCTGGTGCCTGTGTGTGAACATCTGGCTGAGGCTGGGTTTGACTTCCATCTGGATGTCTATAGCTCATTTAGCATCTATGGTTGGTCGCAGCGTGACGAGCCGTATCAGCCAATCTTTGATCGCATTCGCCAGCATCCGAAGATGACGTATCATGGCTATCAGCCGAACGATGTGGTGCGTGATGCGTTGCAACGAGCGCACATCTATGCATATCCGAACATCTGGCCTGAGACGAGCGCGATTAGTGTCATCGAAGCCATGAGTGCTGGGTGTACCATTGTGTGCCCAAATCATGCTGCGCTGCCTGAGACGACAGCTGGGTTTGCAGCCATGTATCCGTTCACCGAAGACGTGAATGCACATGCCAATCGTCATGCATCCGTTCTGGCTGAGGTCATCAACGGATACTGGAGCGAGGGTAATCAGGCCAAGCTAAGATTCCAGAAGCTTTATACGGACAACTTCTATTCATGGCAGCTGCGCGCTCGCCAGTGGGAATCTTTCCTGGCTAATCTGGATCAAGCATGAGAAAGCTTAAGCTACCGCTCTCCGAGACAAAGTATCTCGGAGACGAGCCTATTTGGTCTGATGATCAGACGAATGAATCCAGTCTGGTATATGCATATAACTGGTATCGCGCGGCCCTAGAGCCTAAGGTCGCGCGACTGGTGCTTGTTGACTACATGCAATATACAAAGCAATATTCGCAAGATGATATCGATGTGCTAGATTATGTTGAGGACTGGAGATTTGAAGCCACAAATCTTCCTGCTCTCGGTCGCATGATCATGCGCGGCCTAAAGCCTACTGAGCGTCAGCAAGAGCGACTGAACACTGAGATTCCTTTGCTACTGGTGCGTGGTCAGGAGCGTCGTGATGCTACGCGTGAATCCGCACGACGACTTAAGGTTAAGGTCGCGCCACCTGCGCCTAAGGATCCTGCTGGTGATGCGATGGCTATGATTGAGATTGCACTTGATGCTGGCACTGCTGTTGATGCGACTGGTATTCTAAAGCTACATCAACCACGTCCTGCTGATCTTAAGAGTGATACAGAGCGCATGATGCGACTTGTTGAAGAGGTGCAACACGCGCTAGATCGCACAGATGAACAGTGTGTAGAGGCTTATCGTAGCTATACCAAGAAGCAGCTACGTGATACTCTCGCGCGTTATGCTGGTGTGCTGCAGGCTATCAATCTGTATTGCTCGGCTAATATCAAGCCACCAAAGGTTCGTAAGGCGCGACCCAAAACACCAGAGAAGCTTGTGGCCAAGCTGCGGTATCTTGATCGATTTGATGAGCTTGGGCTTGTCAGTATCGACCCGAAGGATATCATCGGTGCGACTGAGGTGCTGCTTTATCATCCAGCACGTCGCTATGTGTATAGGTATGTTGCGCCTCTCGGATCAAAGCTATCTGTGCGACGTAGTGTAATTGATGGCTATGATCCAAAGCTGTCATTCAGGAAAAAGCTACGCTCGCCAGAAGATGTGCTAAAGCGCCTCATGTCTGGTGGCATCAAGTCTGTGGCTAAGACATTTGATTCCATCAAGACTAAGCCAGCAGAAGTCAATGGCGTGGTAAACTCGCAGATAATAATTCTGCGCGCCGGCAAGTAGCCATTGACATCATGCCATCAATCTGGTACTATACATAGGATATGGAGAAGGATTGATAAACATGATTCTGGTTGACCTCAACCAGGTGATGATCAGTAACCTGATGGTGCACCTGGTACACAATAAGCAAGTGGTGGATGAAAACCTCATCCGCCATATGGTGCTTAATAGCTTGCGTAGCTATCGACAGAAGTTCTCGCATCAGTTTGGTGATCTGGTTATCTGCTGCGATGACAAGCGGTATTGGCGCCGCGAAGTGTTTTCGCATTACAAGGCCAATCGCAAAAAGGACCGCGATGCATCTAACCTTGACTGGCCTGCGCTGTTTGAAGCGATGGCCAAGATCAAGGATGAACTGCGCGAGCATATGCCTTACAAGGTAATTCAGGTAAATCGCGCAGAGGCCGATGATGTTATCGCTGCTCTTTGTCATTATCATGGTCGCTTTATCAATAGCGATGCGAATGAGAAGATTCTGATCCTCTCTGGTGATAAGGATTTCGCACAGCTTCAGAAGTATGCGAATGTGCATCAGTATGCGCCAGTGCAGAAGAAGATGATTCCGATTGACAATCCCGAGCGATTCCGCCGCGAGCATATCATGTCTGGTGATCGTGGTGATGGTGTGCCAAACTTCCTGACAGAAGATGATGCGCTTGTCTCTGGTCGTCGTCAACGTCCTCTGCCGCGCGCCAAGATTAATGAGTGGTGCAAGATGGAGCCTGATCAGTTTTGCGATGATGCAATGATGCGCGGTTATCGTCGCAATCAGATGCTCGTTGACCTTGATATGGTTCCTGAGGACATTCAGAAGGATGTCATCAATACGTTTGAGTCTACCACACCAGCATCCAGAACTGCAATGATGCCGTATTTTATGGCGAAGCGTCTGCGCCAGCTTACAGACAGCATCGGTGATTTCT